GCCTGCTTTCCATCTATATAAAGATAGAGAGTGTTGTTGTCCCGGACCAGCATCAGCGAATGCCACAAAGCGTTGTAGTAGTCAGCCGTTGTCGTTATCGTATCCCAAGTAGCACCGGAGTCATCCGTAATACGAGCAACGATCTGACCGGACGTATTGGCGAAAATCTCCAGCATATCCTGACCGCCGGCATCCTCAAGGTTAAGGAGGTTGACCGAAGATCCTGGATTTGCCGCATTCGTCGATTTGAAGTAGAACCCTATAGCGAAGTCATCGGTGCCCGTATCTAGATCGGCGTCACCAGTCCTGGACAGGACGGTCGCTCCACCCTCCGTAAATACCGCACCGTTACCCGTAACGGCGGCAGCAAAGGTTACAGTTCCGCCATTCGTAAGGGTCTTTCCTTGTAGGCCGGCAACCGATCCTAGCCACCACGAGTCCTTGAGTGTTGCTTTCCCAGCCAACGGGGGATGGGCCGCCACATTGTCGAAAAAGAAAGTGATACCATCAGACTCGTTCGTATCATCCAGATGCTTTAGCGTCAGCCCCTCGTCTGTTCCAATTGCCAACACTGGCGAAGCACCATCAGCCGCTGACACACCTGGTATGGCGCCAATCATTGAGATCACGGCTCCAGATGATACAGGATTAATACCACCTCCCGTAGTTCCACCGCCATGAATCGTATCGTTTGCCGCAGGCCACGTATCAGCGATAATGCCGGCAGTCTTATCCCACCGCACCTTATCGTTCGTAACATCAGAGTATGCGCTAAAGCAGTGCCCGTCTGGGGTGATGACGCAATACAATCCTACTATAGAGGCGGTGCCCAGATCGTAGGCTGCCTGCTCGTTCGATGCGTGATCTCTCGCTTTAAGGAGAGTCACCTCATCATCCGTAGTGACCAAAATATCCGGAACAGTTCGACCGATGTCCATCTCCACATACTGGTCGTCGTGGTCTCGGGCCATACTCACCGAGGTTACGTCATCGTGGTTAAGCTGGATGATCGTATTAACCAGAAGCTCACCGAGGGCACCGTCACGATCCGCTATGTCCCCTACCTTAACGTATAGGCCATTCGTATCATAGCGGTATCCTGCGTCCCGAACGAAATCAACCAACTGTAGCCCGTTCGTATCATCCGCCACCGCTAGCACACCATCAACAAAGTCGATGTCGTTTATAGCAGTAGAATTCAGCAGGAAGTTATTTGCTCCCGCTGTAAACGTGGCCCAAGTCGTATTATCCTTTCTATCATAGATCTCAACAATACCTCTTGTTGTATCTACAAATATCAAGGCGTGAGTCGGAAACGCACCTAACTCCTGATACCAAGAGGTAGCCCGCTCAAGCTGCCGGAATACTTCAAGGTCCCACATAAACCGACCGTTGTTGAGATCAACAGAAAGGACACGATATCCGCTCTCAGCGGTAATGTCCTCGCTAGGAAACTCATACGCGAGTTCTGGAACTTTATACTCGGCCATTTTTCCCTCTAAGTGTTACCGAACGCAGCTCTAAAATACCAGACATTGTCGTCGAAGTCACCCGCTTGCGCTCTGTAACGGGCGTTACCACCTTCAAATGTCGCATCATCAATTCCAGTAGCAGGCATAACTACCCAGATCCCTGAAGCACCTTCTTCTGTAAAGATATTCATCTCAACTGTCGCGTCCGTAGGAATCCCGGCACCAGATTTAGCTATCTGGAAATCTTCTGAGCCGGGACTGTCTACGTATACAGCCCGATCTGAGTTAGGAACCACGCTAGGAACGGCGCCACCGACAGAGGTAGGAAGTGCGCCCCCATCGCTTAAGCTGTCATACCGAGTGATCGTAAGATCTGAAGGCGTGACAGCATAGTTATCATCTTGGTAGATATCTGAGTTTGTCTTCAAGATGAATAGCGTAACCGTTCCGTTGCCCGTAGGACCAGCAACTGACTTAGCAAGTTCTACATCCGTAGTAGTAATCGTCCCCATATAGCAGAGTCGCTCTGCTTCATCACACATCAAGATACGAGGGGCACTACCAAACGGATTAGGGATTGCCTGGGCGAAGTCCTCACCCATCGAAGCAAATGTTTGCGCCGTCAAAGTAGTATTCGGAACAGTCAACCCGGATACTATATAGAAGTCTGTTTGGACGTCATCGAATATGTAGAGGTCTACTTCAGGCGTTGCTACTCCGGCAGCAGAAGCAGTTAGTTGGATCTGTGTATTCGATACCGAGGTCAGCAATACCCTCCGATCCTTCTTTTGTATCAGAAGGACTCTGGCATCCAATATCGTAGTGGGCAGGGCATCACCAGTATAGGCATCCGACAAAGAATCCCAATCTACCGTGGTTGCCGATCCATCCTCGTTTGCTGCGACATCCTGGACATAATATCCGGAGATAGGCTTGAGAGGATTAGTAACCTCAACGTCAAAGAACAGATAGTTCGTTGCGTCATTGCTGTCCACCTGGAAGAAGGCTACAGAATCAAAGTTCGGCGAAGTATCCGCTTCAAATACCGGCCATAGCTTGTCGCCGCCGGGATCAGTAGGAATAGTGAACTCTACTGCGAAGGAAGGATAGTCATCATCCTTACGGAACCACCCTGAAGTCGGGGCAGTAATTGTAGGAGCAGATGGAAGGTTGTCTACCGTAAAGAAGGACGAGTTGACAGGAGTATCCGCATCACCATCATTGTTCGTCCCATCATTAGCTGTAATGCGAAACAGGATATTATTCTGATCTACGTTCGAGCCAACGTCAGTTAGAGAATCCCAAGTCACGCTATACGTATTGCCGTCCTGAGACACGGTTAAACCCGTAGTAGCACCAGTAATCGTTGCGGCACTCCATGGTCCGCCGGCACCCGCAGTCGAAAACTCGATAATCACCGATCCGGTGAGATCAGCATCGACATACGTCATGAGGGTAAAGGTGACAGTCACGCTATCACCGCTTACTCTCTGTCCGAGACTAGGAGCACTAACTCCAGAGCATCTAACATCCGATACTCTAAACTCCTGATTTATAGAGGCTGAGTAATCACCAATATTAACGGGGGCCATTAGATTCTAATTCCTTTTAGTCTTTGGCTGGAAAAGGAAGTCCCCCCTTACCCCCGTTGGTGACCTATTCCATCTAGTCTCCGGCCCTACGTTGAGAAGCAAGTCCCCAGAAGCACTCAGAGCGTAGGCGAATAGGTATACACCGTTGGAAATAATGAGGTTATGAGACATCAGGTTCCTGTGGGCTTCTCATTCATCAACTCTGCTCCAATCAAAGGAATAGCTGACGTATGACCGAGGAAGCGATTGAGCCAGTATGTTCTATCAAGAGCACCATTCCAAAGGCAAATTTGGCCCCAGGCAGTATCAATGTGCGGCATAAAACCTATAAGGCCATCGTGATCCGCTATACTCTGCCTCAATACCTCGTCTGCGGCAGTTAGCAGATCATACCCTATCTCGCATCGGTATCTCCATCCGTGGACATACTCTTTCAGGGAGCCATCAATCAGGGTCTGCCGGCCAGTTTGTAATTGCTTATCCCAGCCTTGAGCCTGATACTCTTGCGGCTCGACAGATATATCCACCGTATCGTTCACTTCAAAAACCTGGACGTTGTCTACGTAGTAATTGGCTAGTTCTGATACCCCGCCTCTGGTTGGCAAAATAGTTATGTACAGGTCCGTATCGCCTGTGAGTGATACCAACGGCCTAACAGGGATCCAAAGTTGCTGCCACGTAGTCCCTATTATGGCTACCACTTCTTCGTTGCCGACCAGAATATTACTAGAATTGTAGACATAGACGATCAGACCGCCAGGATTCGGGGTTCCTGTAATCAACTTTACCCACATCGAAACCAGTAACTCGTGACCGTTTATATCTTCTCCTGAAGGAAGATCCATGACAGATGATTGAGCCCAACCATTAGCGCCAACACTAGCGTCTATAAGGTTCATGACGTAATCGCCAAAGATAGTGGATGTGTCCGCTACCCTATTAATAGAGCCAGCACCGCCAGCAGTCCACCCATCAGGCAGATTATCAGAGTTATCATCATCCTCCATGCTGCCATTTGATACCATATCTTCTGATAGAAGATAGAATCTTGGATATCCGACACCGCCTAATACGTTCCCTGAAAACGACATTATACTTTCTCCAAGAATGTTCCAAGTAACTTTTTATTGGTGGTGTCTAGATCAAGCCCCCAGACAATCCATTCCTTCGTAGTATCTATACCAGCTACACTTGAAGGAACGCTAAAGGTTAATTCATCTCCCAACTCTAATTGCAGTAGATAAGTCATATCTGCCTGGAAGACATATCTGACGTTCTTGAAATAGTCGAATAGCATACGGGCCAAAATCCTGGCGTAATACGGACTCTGTATAAATTCATTGTTGACGGATAGTATGGCGCCCTTACTATTAACATCGCCATAGTTCTCTACTCCTGAATCAACTCCATTACTCCAAGATACTGTGACCGCCCGATAGATATGCTGGTATTTCTTAGACGGCCTCACGTCTATTAATTGCTTCCTGCCAGCAGTGAATGTCCCCGGAGTGGTCTTGCCGAGCCTTCCTTGAATAGTCAAAACCCTCTCTGAGGTAACTTGGACGACAAAATTGGACGCTTGGCACAATTTCACGATGGCCTCTGATACATCCATATCGCCCATNTTAAGTATGTGGACTCTAGGCCATATTACGTCGGAGTATTGCCACAGGACGTTCTCATTACCGCCAACGACCCCATACATGCCTCCGTCTGAATCTACGGAAAGATGCCCCTCTAAATCGTAAGCACCTCCTGGAGCGATTCCAACGTTCTCCAACTCTATCGTGTTTCCGCCAGTAAAGTCACACTTCAGGAGCCAAGAGCCTTGATTAAAGTCAGCTAGACTAGTGGCTATTGAATAGATGTTAAAGTCAGTCGAATTGTAGATGAATCCTTTGATTGGCCTAATAGGATCAAATAAGAAGTTGTCCCCTGTCTGGCTGTAATTATAGTCCAAGGTAGACAACTCAATGACCAGATAGGCATACTCACCGGGGTTAGATCCTGCCGTTATATCGCGATCAAATACACAGGCGTGGATCGTCCCTTCATTGGGATTGTGACAGAAATCAGTTATCATCTCACAGTCTCTATTAGCACCTGCGATAGCTGCTCTTGATTCCCAGTAATTAGTCCAAGCATTCTGTGCACCGTCTATCACCGTAGATCCAGAGACATAGGGATCGACCTGGAATCTGATCCAATACTGTGTTATCGCCCCAGGACTAACCGCTGTTTCTGCCCAATCAGCAGGAGGTGACCAAGTCCAATGACCGTCTGTAGTAAGCTCAGAAGTGTTGTCATTCTGCAAGCTTGCGTCAATTGTAGTCCAAGCAGACCCATTCCAGTATTGAAGCAGGACTGTGGCGTTAAACGCACTATTGGTAACAGAAAAATATACGGAATTGAAGGTAGTAGTATCGCCGACATAGACAGCATCGTATTGGGCGTCTAGGGTGGCTGCTCCGCCAGTCCCTGCATTCCAAACGGTTGTCTTGTCCGTATAAAGAGCACCCGTTATATTGTAATGGAATGCCTTCGGCCAATCCTTAGCCTTACCATCTTGTTGGTAAAGACTAAAGTAGGATACTGACTCAGCAAGCGTCCCTGCTACATCCTCCTCATTCCATATGATATAGGACAGGTATACCTTATCGGCTGCCGCATCAGGGAATTGGCCAGCTAATACGTTAGGGTTGGTATTTGTAGGATCTCCATCATTGATCGATGGATAGAAGAAAATACAATCCTCAAAACTACCCGCTCCACCTCCAGCAGGCCTCAACCTTATAGTATCTGTATTTAGCTGATCTCTACGCTCGAAACAATACCAGTTGTCATCGTTAAAGTGATACTCGACCATCCCCTTTTGGCCTACAGAGTATCTAAACCCTATCCTGTCTTTATCATTCTCATTAACAGTCCCTACGCCATCATTGACGGCGTATACACCTGGCCTAGCGTGCCAGTATGGACCCTCTTCATAGTTAGGCTCGTGTGCGACACCTACCATCGTTGGTTCAAATATCCAGATCGGATAGTCTAAGCCAGTTGAGGAAGTATTACCATCCCTGGAGTGAACCTGAACGGAAAGAAAGCCAGCCGATGCGCTTGCTGCTTCTGTGTAAACATCTTGCTCAAACGGGATGGTCATATTCTCTCCGCCATGGAAAGTATCACCAACCCATCCCTGCCCTATATACCTGAAGTATGTCGGGCCTCCAGCAGCATGAACCGTTCCTATCCTTGATACTTCCTTAGACGGCATCACGCCATAGATACCATCATTGACTTGGGAGTAAGCAAACGTATCAGTAGACACCGTATAGGTAAAGGTGACTGCAGCCGAATCAGATCGGCCAGTCCCTACATCTCTACGGCTTGTCCAAGCTACACCCTTTACTACATTCCCGTCTTTCACTATTCTCTGAATAGAAGTGAATGTAAGATCGTCAAGAGTTCCGGCAGGATCGGTCTTATTCACTATCTTGCCTAGGAACTGTAATGATCCTTGCTGCTCATAGGACCATAGCTCTTTCCCTATTCCCAGATATACCCGATCATTATCATCTGAATCCACAAAGGAAGCCGTTATCCTCTGGTAGTAATCTGGACCAGGTAGATCGGAATATACGTTCATATACCTTGAGTTCAGATTTATCTTTATGTCATCCTGGTCCAGTATCTCACCTCTGAACCTTGCTACGTCTGCTAATTCCGTTATAGCCTTATCCATTGATACAAATCTGTGCCAGGATGATGGAGTCGCAACGCCATTACTATCAGGCCTTATGACTAGGGATTCGTCTGATTCCTTTAGCCTCAAGGCCTCAGGATCTACCTTAACTGTTATATAGTCGCCTTTTGATCCAGGCAATCTAAGATGGCGCCTCAAGGTAAGGGCCGTCAAGGTCCCTGGAGTAGCACTAGTCACCTTAACTTTGATCCAGTAATACTGGAGGAACTGCTTTTCTGCCCCATCATCATAGATCAGATTAGCCTTTGTCCATCCTACTACGGCAGTATCGTCCCAATATATACTGCCGTCCTCATTCAGGGCCGATGTCTCATCTGTCACTGAAGACCAGAAATCAGCACTAAACCCGGTATCAACTGCTCCATTCTCAGATACGTGAGGCCTGTTGGAGAACATTATCTCTATAGTCTCGCCTACTCCAAGCCAACTAGAGGCGAATAACTCAAACCCGTAGAATGGTTGCGATGACCCTATATAGAAGGAGTCACCGGCAGTATTCTGGATAATATCTCCAGACTTATTGAAATTCTCAGATAGCTTGCCGGTCAGATTATTGGCGCGAGTGCTAAGATTCGCGCCATCCCAGGATATAATATCCTCGAACCAAGGATTCAGAGCAACCTCTGGTCCGGAATCATACGACAGGGCAAGAGATCCTACATTCAGGATTTTTTCTGTAGCATCAAGCCTACCAGTCACCTCTACGAACTCGACTATATCATTCTCAGGGAAGACATATGGGCGATCTGCGTCTGAATCAGCCACCTTAACTCTGGCGTATCCATCATTAGCAGATCCATCAATCCCTGTTACTTTGGTAGCACCATTGGCATCGAGGCCAGTGACTCCGAGTATTCTTTCCCACTCACCCCTATCCCACGAGAATAAAGATGGGTAGCGATACTTCAGAGGGTATAGTCCGGCATGATAATCGGAACTAATGTCCTCTATGGATATCTGTCCCAGCTGACTGTCCTTGACAGACAATTTTAAATCCTTTGGGCCATAGGATGGTGCTGATAATTGTCCCTCACCATATGACCAGAGTTGGATTCCGGGAATAGTGACCATCCTGCCTTTGAGCTCAGTATATTGCCAGGCTTTGTATAGGTCAAGTTCTCTGAGGAATCCTAATGATCGAACCCTCATCATCTTCTGCTTTGTCAGAGCATCTATTGACCCTGGATGGATCAATCCCGAATGATAGAGTAATCTAGCCACTTCTCCTGCCTCTCCTGTGTCTAGTTGACCCCATTTGAATGTTCCGAATTCTGAGCTAGGGCTGAACCTTACGATGGGCATCTAACAACCTTCCGATAGGGAAAAGAAGGATTGCTCAGGAGCTTTGCAGCCCCTGAGCAGTCCGAACACCGTCCGATCCGAAAGGTTACGCGGGAGGTTTTTGTTCGCTCTCTGCAACCGCGCCATCAGGCTTTTCCGATTTCCACTCGTTATACTGATCTTCGATAGATACCAGCAGATGCTGAACCGGAATCGACTGATACTTGGCTCCTTCTGGCGGCTTCTCGACCAACTCCTTAAGAAACTCCATCCCCTCTGGGCTGATCGGGATATCAATCTCCAGGACGAAATCTTGCTCTTCGTCAGGAATATCCGTATCCTTCATTGACCTGGCCCAATCACGAGCGACCTTGGTACACGAAGAGAACAGACGCATAATCGTTCGGCGTCTGGACTTATACGGGTCTTTGGCTGTGTCGATCCCGTTCATAATGCCCAGGAGATACTTCGGATCGTTCTGGATCTCCATCCGGACTGGCTTCTTACTTCCATCTTCTTGAGGGGCAACGTCACCGCTGTCCTCTAGGTAGTATCTGAGCTTAAAAGCGAGTGATTCCACGAATTCTCTCCTCATTCTTAACTTCTGCTTGCGCGCACTGCGCATGAACTGGCCATACTTCTTCTTACTCATACTCTTAATAACTCCCTACTGGGGTATTGACGGGTTAAGCCCTCCTTCCATTTCCACTCTACTTCCTGAAATCAATCCGGTATTAAATAGTTCGTCAACCGCTACGTCCACTCGATCCAGATCTACCTGAAGAGCAGCAGCAGCAGTATCAACGGAATCGGTATCACCGAAGGACGATCCAAATAAAGCTGCCTCTTCAGCCATCAAATCTGTGACGGCTTTCTTTCTTACCAGCAGACTCTGGGCTGCAGCTCTAACGGAATGATTCATCCCGTCTACCTGAGCCTGAAGTCTTGCTACGAATTTAACTTCTGCTTCTGTCAAGGCCATCTGATTCCCCTTTCCTCTAAGATACCAGCTATATCGCCTTCAGAATCTCGATTTCTGCTCTCAAATCATCATTTTCTAATTTAAGTTCCTTAATTGCCTCAACTAAGTATGCGTCAACACTGATGTCATCCTTAATTGACATAGTAGCCATTTCATCATCTGCTGTCTGAGTGAGCTCAGAGGCTATTCCATAAATCTGCTGAGCTATCATCCCAGTCTGCTTTCCTTCTCGCTTGTAAGGAGGGGTTATCCAATTATAGTGAACACCCTCCATCTGGCATACAGTAGCTAAAGCATTCTCTATCGGAACAACATTTGTCTTAAGACGCTCATCAGACGATATATGGTAAGTTCCGTGAGTTCCTGAGATATCTCCATTAGTGGCTATTACAAGGCGATAATTGGCTCCGGTTTGATCCCAAAGGGCCCAGTAATCATCCGTTCTGACTCCACCCCACCAAGTTCGGGCATCATTATTCCAAATAAACCATACTGCGCCGTCAACTACATCAGTAGAAATGCGGTATGCCTCATTCGAGGCAACACCCTGGGTATCAATTCGATAAGCGGGGGTGGTGGTTGATGGCCCGATCCCAAGAAATTCAGTTCCAGTCTCTATAATCATTGCCTGAACGCCAGCAGTATAGAACAAGATATTCTGAGCTTCGTTATTATAAAGAATCCCTTGACCTGTTGAATCAATTCCAATTACAAAGCCCTGGTCTGCTCCAGTTCCGGTAGCAGAGTTAGTCCATTGTGAGTAGACTCCTTCAGCGGCAGTGCTGTGAGCAACAAATCGGTATACATATGCTCCACTTGTTCCTGGGGCAACAGTAGCACCGGATGATACCGAATCAGCAAAATATCCTTTTGAAAACCTATCAGATGTATCACCTATCTGACCCGTATCATCACCTGACAGAGGAAGGATGTTCCCCTTCAGAGAAATAGCCGTATTGTTAGCAGAGATTCTCAAATACTCTTGGGTGTCTACTCCTGACTCTGCTACATACAGAGATATCTGGCCCATCTCTCCACCAGAGGTCGCTATCTCTGATGAAAAAATAACATTCGCATATTGATGGATGTTGCCGGCTGTATCCTTACCAGTGACGTTAAAGATGCCTACATGATGACCGCTTACTCCAGTAGCAGTCCTTCTCAAGTCCATAGAGGCTGCAGCAAATCCATTACTATTTATGTTGACTACTTCAAGGCCAGCATTGAACGCTTGATCTACTTCTACTCTGAATCCATGAGAGGCATTCAGGAAGGCACTATCCGGCCCAACCTTAAGAGTCCCGGTAAATACCGAGTCTGTCTCGCACCATATGCCCCAGTTATTGGAAGCATCATTTAACGTCCCTATAAGGACGCCATACTGATTTGTGATCGTAGTGCCTGGGGTCTTTGATCCCTCAGTTATACGGAGATTATAGATATTGGTAAGTGCTACGGCGGCAGAAGTCCCTACCGTATTCCATTGCCCATATACGTCAGTATTGGCCCCACTAACAACTAGCTGATTCACAAAGTTATAGACAGTTCCTCCTGCGCCAAGCGTATTATGTATCCAAAACGTCAGATTTGACGAAGGGGTAGCACCAGCACCCAACCCTGTGTGGCCATCTACCTTAAGGTCATCGGCTATATCGGTATTGCCTACACTATTAACCGTAAAGCTACCCGAGCCAACATCAAACGAATTAGTGGCTTCAAGAGTATAGATCGTAGTAGTCACTCCAACCGTAGGAGCAGTTATCGTATTGAGGCTAGTATCAACCTCAAAGAATACTGTCCCAGCATTATTAAGGACTACGAAGGCAGATCCAGTTTGTTGAACAGTAAATCTGTGGCTGGGGGATGAACTAGATCCAATTCCTACGTTTCCGGCAACTCCTACTCCGCCAGACGGGTAGTATATATCGTTGCCTGACTGAGTCCAGAGAGGCGAGGAAACAGTAGGAGTGGTCCAAGTAAGACTACCCCCACCATCCGTAGTCAGAACATCCCCGGCTCCACCGTCTGATCCAGTCCATGTATACTGGACAGCGTTAAAGCTAGTTATGCCTGATACGAACAGGTCGTTTACAGATATATCTTGACCGTCTATGGCTAGTGTAACAGAGCCAGGTATTAAATCGCCATCAGCCTGTAACGATACGGCCAGTCTTACCGTCAGATCAATAAGACTACCACTAGGGCCAGATCCTAGTTCCGAGAACATAGCAGCTATCTGGTCAAACGGATTAGCCTCCATATATGCCTTATCGGCATCAGTCACGCCATCCGTAATCGAAGATAATTGAGCTACCGTCTTTGATTGCCAGAAGCTATATGTAGCCATTACAGAGCACCCTTAAATCCGGCCAAGATTTCGCCATAGAATAGATTCTCAAGAGCAAGCAAAACCTCATCTCCAGATATAGCATTACTAACGACTCCCTGAATCGTAACGGTCCCTGCCGCATTTGCTATAATAGGGTAGGCTTTGCCTTCGTAGGGGCCTGATAAAAGCTGTAGGGTGTAGCCCCTCAGCTTATTAGTCGTCAAACCTCCGGTAACTAAGGTAAATACTGTCGTGCTGGCACCAGGCGTAGAGACACTTATGGTATCCGACCAGCTTCTCTGGAAGAATACCCCATCTTGATTTGCCTCGTCATACAGATTTAGATATGCCCTGTCGTTCATCTCTATAGTGGCGGCACCAGTCCTAAAGCTATTCAGAGTTTGTCCTTCAAACCTCTGACTTATTGTCCCTATCTTCAAGACCTGCCTTGAGACGTCATAACGCTTGGCTACGAAGCCTCCGACATCTTGCGCCGTCCCTAAAGAGTGAGCAGCAGAAGGTATATTAGTCACTCCTGATGCGAACGATGGAGTCCCAGTCACTCTAAACTTGGTGCTAAATTTCCTCGTAGTTATGATGAACCAATCATTCAAGGAAAAATGATCTTCTGCGTGCCCTTCTACTTTGAAATTCCCGGCATCCACAATCTCAGTTATCGGCCACGGATACCTCTTGTATACCTTGGCCTCTTCGATTGCCTTAGAGCCAGAGAGCTTATTTTGCTCTGCTAGGAATGTCACATCTACTGTTTTCATTACAAGTTCTCTGATTGAATTCTAGCGATGGCCGGCTCAAGCGTATTCCTGACAACTCGATCCATAATCTCTGGATCGTCTGCCATAACAAGAGCACCTCTCATAAGACCATCATTATTGATCACTACCGTAATGCCTTCACCTCTGCCTAAAGCTGGTTTGCCAGCAAATGGAACTGAATCAGGACTACGATGCGTCCCAGGTCCGGCACCACCACCACCTCCTCCTACTACTTGATCGATAGATCCAGCAGCTAGAGCAGGCAACGGATTGCCGGACGCTATTGAAGCGAACGTCCCCAATACCTTCAGGAAGGTAAGCATCCCGCCACCCTCCTTACGCGCCGCAGCCTCTCCTAGCCTGAGAGCAGCCAGCCTTAAGATTGCTCTCTTGATGAACTCACGTAGACTACGCTCCATCGACTGTAGGATATTCCGTATGAAGGATCTCTTGAGGCCTTCCCATAATTTAGTCCAGGCCGACCCTATCTGCTCGTTTGCGTCCTGCTGAATCCTTCTTCTCTGCTCTGCCACATCTCTTTCAAGAGCCATGAGAGCCGAGGAATTTCCAGCTAATCTTGCCTTCTGCTGGCGATGGAACTCATCCAGATCTTGCAGTCTATCTCTGGTTCTTCGGTCTACTTCCTTATTTCCACCGAACAGACCGTCCAAGACTATATCCTGAATATCCCTACTGAAATCTCCCAGGATCCCATCAATTACGGCCATCGTTTCCTGTAACTGATTATCCTCAGACAGAGCCTTATCTCTTTCTTTCTTCAATCTCTTGACTTCTGCTTTCCTCTCATCCTCCCTACGCTCAGCCTGTTTAACCCTAAGCTCATCTTCTTTGAAGATGAGCTCTTGCTCAAGAGTTAAGATTCTAAGGTTGGCCAGCCTCTTACCTTCAACACTCAGTTCAGCATTCTCATCCACAAATCTTTTAATAGCTACTATCTGATTAGCAAATCTAGCCTTGAGCTGAGCCATCTCACGCTGATCAATATCCGCAATCATATTGGCTCTGGATACAGCGATAGCGGCATTTGACTGCTGCTCGAACTGATTTCTGACCCTAGCTATGCGTTCAGCTGAAGCTATCGCCCTCTTTTCTGCTGCGTCACGCGCTTTCTTGTCGGCCGCATCCTTTCGCTTAAAGGCATTCTCAGCCAAACGCCCTTCGTGGGCTAATCCAATAGTCTCTCCTAGAGAGACTGCTACTTCCTTGCCCCTCTTCTCAGCGTCCGCAAGGGCTTTGTCCAAAGCAAGGTTATTAGCTGCCANCGCCCTCTCAAGCTCATCCTGGATCAAGGCGTTAGCTGCCGCAACTGCTCCAAACCGGGCTTTCTGGATATCCGTCTCAGCCTTAAGGCGTTCAGCCCTATCTCGCTGAGTAGATCCCCCGCCTGATTTGTTCAATTTCTGATTCTGCTGGAAAATCTTATACAATTCCGGGGCAAGAGCGGCAAGAGCAGGTCGTGCGGCGACAACCGCAGCCGTAAACTCTTCAAGAGAAATCTCACCAGAAGTAATACCTAACTCAGCCCTAACAAATTGAGCTATAGTATTAGACAAAGCCTTCTCTTGAGCTTCAAGAGCATTTACGTCAGCTTCCCTAGTCCTTGTAGCTGCTGAAAGGCGATCATTTTGTTTCTTGGTGGCTGCCGCAGACTGGTTACCGATCGCCACCATGCCGCGAGCAACTCTTAATGAGCCCTCGTAGACTCTCTCTGATATCCTTACTCTCTCTATTAATTCATCTCTTTTCTTGACCTCCTGATCTATATTAGTCAGTAGATCGGTAGCTAGAGATTGGCGTTTGATGTCTATTAATTCTCTCTCTGCTTGGATCTGCTCGCGAATAGCAACCGTATTTACAGTAAGGGCTTTACCCATTGCCGTAGTAGACATCTCCACGCCAACAAACATTCTTCCTAGCTCACCAGCGGCATGGGCTGCCTTTTCTCCACCCTGCGCATACTCGTCCAGCAAGAAGTTAGTCCGGTCTACCCTCTGCTCAAAGGCCCGAAGGACAGACATAGTCTCTTCAACAGGACGCTTGATTCCGGATTCAGAACCTTTTCGGAAGGCCATGAAAGCAGCTGTAGCCCCTGCGATAGCGGTCACCGCCAATCCTATAGCTCCCGCCCAAGCTATAAACGGGGCAATACTCGATGCTATAGTGCCCGCAATCAGGCCTATACCTAACGCCATCTTAGGCAAGAATCCTACAAATAAAGCCAGTGGGCCAAGGACTGCTATCAGGACCGTAGCTAGAGCACCGAACCCTACCACTGCTTTCTGAAGGATCGGAGGCAAGGCATTGAACGCTTCGTTGATGAGTAGGAACATCCCTCTCAATGACTTAGTAACAAAGTCAAGAGCCGGCAGGAGAACCTTGCCGAGCCCAATAGCTAAATCCTGAAGGACTGACTTAAGGAGTAACCAGCCACCCTTGACGGTCGTAATCTGGACCATCTGAAGATCGAAAGCCTTATTGGTCCCAGTAATCCCGGCCTCAAAGTCCCTAAGAGCAGTAGATCCTAGCCGGATCAAGACCTGCATTGCGGTGGTATAACGTCTACCGAAGATGTCCGCTAGCTCATCACCCTTATCTACGGCACCCGCTTGGACGCTTTCAAGGTTCTGGATAATCTGAGCCAGATCATTCACCTGAGGTGAAACATCCTCCATGCTGAGCCCAAGAGATCGAATTGCGCCTCTAGCCCTCATAGTAGGATTCTGAAGACTCAGCATAATACCACGGAGGTAGACGCCAGCAGTCGAAGCAGAGATGCCTGCGTCGAGTAACTGGGAGAGTGCCGCCGTAGTCTGCTCAAACGAGATTCCTGCGGCTCTGGCTACCGGGGCGACAAACTTCATTGAGTTCGTCAACCTATCCATAGTAGCCTGAGAATTCGCGATTGCCGCGGCAAATGCGTTGGCTGCTCTAGCGGTATCCGAGAACGGGATCTGGAAAGCAACCATCGCCGATACCACTAGTCGAGCGGAATCAGCGATCTCAGCTTGAGTAGCGGCAGCAAGAGCGAGAATAGGCTCAAGGGCTGAGAAGATCTCACCCGTCTCAAGACCGGCAGAACCAAGAACATACATAGCATCTGCGGCTTGGTTAGCCGTAAAAATAGTCTGGATAGCTGCTTTTCTGGCGGCACTTTCTAACGCCTCAAAATCACTATCCATGCCATCCAGGACACTCGCTACGTTCGCTATGGACTGCTCGAACTCAACGAATGTCTTTATAGTTACTCTGCCTAGTGCAGCAGCGGCAACACTAACAGCTGTTAAAGCAAATCCCGCTTGACGCAGAATTGCCTCTGAATCACCAGCAACATTATTAAGGGTAAGGAATGAGGACTTGATGGCCTGCATTCCTCTATTGAATCCCCCTAAAACAACGCCGATGTCGGCAAATATTGAGGCTACTTTAGATGGCATCTTAGTCTATCCCGTAGTGCTTTTCGTTATGAGCCATTTCCCGTTTGATTGCTGCTATCTTTTCCTTCTGACTCTTGGGTCGATCCTTCCTCTTGACCCCGCCTCTCCAGACCTTCGTATCCATCCCGCCTGCCTTAGAAAGACCTTCAAACATTCCCCCGGTGGAGCTAACTGATATCTTGCCCTTATCGCCGGCAACCTCTATCGCTTTACTAATCTCGCTACCACCGACAATCGAAGCGTTTCCTGCCTCCTTATTATAGTGGATATTTTCCGCTCTGGTTCGATAGTTACCGCCTTTTACAGGTTCTCTAGGCTTGATGCCCTTCTCAGCATCTTCCTCTGCCTTCGCTTTTTGTCTGAACCATTTCTCTCGCCCCTTCATAAGGGCATTCATTTGCCTGCGAGTTAAGTCAAAGAAGTCTTTTGGCTTCCAGCCACATTCGCTACAGAACACATACATTGTCATAGCTATATGATAAGGATCGACTAGACCAGGCTCTCCATCGTCCTCTTGACTTGACCCATCCTTCTTAAAAAATCATTCAGACTTAGACAAGCCTGAAGCGCCAACGGAAAGTCTGCAAACTGACAAGAATCAAGAATGTCGTCTATTGTGACCTTCTTGCGATCTTTTTTCGAGAGGGAAAGTAGAATTAGTTCAGCAACGAGATTGACTTTCTCTTCAGAGAAGAAAGACATCTCATCTTCATCCTCAGCCGAGGCAGTAATCGACTGAACGAGACCACCCAACTTCGGGATGTCTCGTAAGGTAGCAGGAACGAGTTTGTAGTCCTTACCATTGATCTTAAGAACAAAGTTCTCATCTGGCCGTGGAGTGCCATCAAGATCAGAGGCTATTTCCAAAACAGAGAGTTCATCCTCTTCCTCAAACACACCAGCTTCCTCTTCATCCTCCACTTCCTTTACGGCTTCAGGTTCAAGAGGTGTCTCTGGACGGCGTTTCTTCTTACTCTTATGCTTCTTTATTGGTGCATTCATCTTGACTACTCCGTAGTAAAGGAGGGTGACGACCCAAGCGCCGCCACCCTACAGGCCTGTTGGGTGTTCTTAACTACTTAGCTTGGATCATCTATCACAAGTGTTCCGATATTACCGCTATTATCGGCAAAAGCCTGGAACTGAAATCCGGTAATAACATGACTATCACGGGCGAACGGGACATTGAACGACGAAGAACGGCAAGCATTCAACGTAAAGTTCATATCCGAACTATCCGTAGCCAATTCCAACTCAAGCTGCCACTCCGTTGGCTGAGTAGTATTCGTGAATGTCACCGTTGCGTTCGATTGAGTCCCGCCAGTCAATAAAGCGAAGAAGATGCCGGTCATCTCAGCTTCTTCAGCCTGACCGTTAATAGAACCTGTATGGACGCGAACATCTACCGGGAACACTCCAGAACCACCGTATAGCTGTGCAAAGTCGAACGAGAAGTCCAACGACACATTCTGAAGAATTCCCATGGTGATCGGACCTACATTAGAGTCAGGAGATCCGCCCGCAGTCTGCGGCGTCATCTTCATCGTAGCAATACCGAACTGAACAGCCAATTTTCCACCTCCTTTCGTAGTTAGGTGTCTAGAATAGCGTCAAACTCAGCTGGACACCAATACAGGTTGTCGGTTGTATCGACTAAGACTGGAGAGTCACGTAGAGATGAGTAGCGCAGTTTGAGGCCGCTCTTATATGATAAAATGGAGGAAACTGCGTGCTCTACGTCGAACAACCTACGAACCTCTGCTGCCAGTTGACGGAGTAGTGTGATGTTGGTAGACGGACTATCCGCATACCAGCATATCACCGTGAAAGTTCCCCTATTTGACGAGATTCCTAAAACTTTGGATTCAAAATCGAATCCCACGGTCACGTAAGGTGGTGTTACCCCAACGAGTTCCGTATCTTTCTGGTATACATCCGTTCCTACTATACCAGAAACATCCGCATCAGCCAGAAGATAGGCTATTGCGGCTTGTATTAAATAATCATCTTGGGCAATTGCTGGCATCTCTTACCTTCCAGCCGTAAAGGATAACGAAGGTGCTGACCCAACCTCAACTGTCTTCTTACGAGCAACCACAGCCCTGATATCCTTAGTAAACTTAGGTATTTCTCCGTTCAGCGTTCCTCGGAGCCACGGCCTACCAGCCATCCTTTTGGTCCCGTTATGAATAAACAGAGCGTAGTCTGAGGTGTTAGCAACCCTATATGTCTTTATCGTATTTGTATTCATCATTTCAGCAACCGAGTGGGCACTAGCAAGTCTCCCTGACTGATACGCCTTATACCTGCCTCGCCTAAGAGCAGTAGCTGACTTCCTAGCTGTCCGGTTAGCTGTATTCTTCACAACTGTCCTAGCTTCACGAATAATTGCGTTAAATTCATTCTGGAAGCTAATAATTGCGCTAGGTATGCCTATCCACCTTACACTAAAGATGTGTCTGTTAGAAGCCATTACTTATACTCTGACGAAGTCAGCCAAATCTCTTTATGAGAGCCTACGTATCCTGCTGGCTGACTATCTACTAGGTTAATTGAAAAGGACTCACTTGTAGCATTATCTACCAGCGTATCTCCAGCTAATACATCCTCGTTCGCACCAACTACCGCCTTATGCGAGGAAGCNGCTACAACACCCTGTTCTTCAATCTTACCAGTCCGACCTCCATAATCATCGTTCTGGTAGATCCTTATCTTAGCAACTAATGAAACAGTAGTGTGTGCTCCGATCACACCAGAAGCATCAGCAGTTGAAGGATCGGCAGGTCGTGTAATTGTTGCTATCCGATTCAGATATATTGTCGGGATCTGGATAGCCATCAGTAGCGATACTCCCGATAAATTAAGTTCGCTTGAGCAAGGATTACCTTGCCTGTTTCAGTAAGCATTTGAGTAATAGCGTCCATTGATCCGGACGCATACTGCTCCTCAAAGTCTCCGATTCGGACTTTTGAAGCTCCGGAGGCTGGCTGATTGGCTGCTTGATTAGCCTTCTTGCCAATCTCTCCGGCGATAATATTAGCCAGTTGGACTATCAGAGCAGGAGTTGACGAATATCCGTATTCGTAGGTGACATCAACTTGCTCGATTCCAACTGGCCATGAAGAAACCCACTCTATCCCTGCGTTCACCGCAGCCGGGGTAACTAACTTGAGGATTCCATTTTCCTCTCTATAGTTACCCGAATTTAGAGTGGTAGGATTAGAAGCCCTGGCGTCCACTACCACCGTAGTAATAGAAATCACCGGATGATGATTTAATAGAAGCTCACGCGTTCCAGCGATACGCACTGTGTGTGACTCCGCAGAAGCTGTGACTTGATTAAAACCATCCGGCACCCTATTCATCAGAGAGTCAACGATATCGTCTGCTAGGGTTGCGTGGGCCGCTGTTACATCACCAGCCTGTAGGCCAGCAAGAGACGCGGCGTCATTTGCTACAGCGTAGGGCATCACATTTCTCCTGAAATAGTTCGGTCGCTAACTTATACCAACAACCTTGGATAGAATCAACCATCCTTCTTCTCTATAGTTGAAGGCGTAAAGAGAATATGGTACAGAGACATTAAGATATAATCGCTCCAATGACCTGATTCATCATCATAAAAGTGAGCCTTGTGGCGCCCTGTTTCAACAAAACCCATAGACTCATACAGGCCTACTGCGGGTAAATTATGCTCCCTTACCCAAAGGTAGAGCTTATTCAGGTTATAGTATTTGGTAAGCATATCACACCAGAACTCGAAGGCTTGCCTCCCTATCCCCTGTCCCCGGTAGGCCTCAGTCATCTTAATCCCTATCTCAGTGTGCCTTCCCTTTAGATCAAGAGCTGTAAAGTTCAAGTATCCGGCAAAATTACTGCCGTAGTGAATCATATAAATAGCTGATTTATGGTCGAAGATGAAACCCTTGTACCAAGCCAATTGCTCTTCCCAAGTCTGTTGCCCCTCTATCCCTAGAGCATCCCGGACGCCCTGATCCCTATTCCTCAGATCCATCATCCATCGAAGTTGAGTTACAGGAACCTTATCTTGCTCCTTTGGAACAAGATTTTTAATCGCCATCTTATCAGACAGCGTTAAAATAGGACTTAATTGCTTCGCAAACATAAGTCTGCTCCTCAGTTTCCATCTGCCAATACATCGGTAGGCTAAGGATTTCCTCAAATGCCAAGCAAGCCTGCTGGCACTGGTACTGCCCGTAAAACATCTTGTATAGGTGGTTCGGGTAATAATGGACCCCGGTAGTGATCCCTCTTTTAGCCAAATAGTTATGTAAGCCGTCCCTTGCCCCCTTCTTCACCCGTATAACGAACAGGTGCTGGGCATTTTCCCTATCTGACTTATAAGGATTAACGATCTGCAGATCCCCATTAGAAGCCCATTGGTCTACGAGAAAATGCTGGTATTGGAGGGCTAAATTCCTGCGCCTCTCGTTTTGCCACTCTAGATCCTTAAGCTGAGCCAAAGCAATCGTAGCCATGATATCGTTCATGTGATACTTATACCCCAACTCATCTACGGAATACAACCATTTATACTTTCCGTTTGAGGATCTTTCGTAAGTCGAGCTATCAACGCCCATCCATCTTAGACGCTTGAGACGCTCATAGACCTCTTGATCATTCGTCGCTATCATCCCTCCGTCACCAATCCCTAGATTCTTTACCGCGTGAAAAGAGAAGCAGGCAAACTTCTCAAAAGATCCCAGCTTCCTATCCCTATGAGAAGCACCCATAGCATGGGCGCAATCCCATACAATCTCGAAGCCGTATTGATCTTGGAGACTAGAAAAAGAATCAATTTCTGCCGGAGAGCCACCATAGTGGACTACAACTACAACCTTCGGTGGCCCTTGATCCTCGCACATCTTTTGTAAAGATTTGGGGTCCATACTAAGCGTTTCAGAACATACGTCTGCGAAATCAACGTATGCCCCGGTATACTTAATAGCCTCATTGGACGAAACAAAAGTCATAGGAGTTGATATGACTGTCTCTTCATCCCTTGATCCAGCGCAAATTAAGGCTAAGTGTAGGGCTGCTGTACACGAGTTGACAGCTACCGCATACTTAGCCCCGGTATATTCGCAGAAAGCCTCTTCAAACTCCTCAGTCTTTGGGCCAAGACCCGTCCAACCGGACTCAAATATATCGGCTAATCCCTTTAGGGCTTTAGGGTTGACATGCGGCTTGAACAGCGGGATTTGCATTTTTCACCACCTCTCGGAAAGAAGTTGCTTCTTCCAGATACACGTAGTCTGCCCCGTAAAGGATCATATCTCTTATGTCCACCTTTGTGTTGTCTACTCTTTTCCTCAAGGCATCGTATCCTAGATGCCCGAAGTGAGCGTGGCAGATCCTCTCGTTAGAGAAATCAGACCATAACTGGTGGAGATCCTTATCCTTAGCCTTGCCGCTTGGGTAGGTCGGGGTATTGGCGTAGTAGAAATTGCTATATACTACATCCATCCCCCTCTTCCATACTTCTGCCGGATGCTGCCTCCAATTTAGGCCAATTATCTTGAACCCTAGATTCTTACAAGCATCCAAAAGGTTCGTGCTGCTAACCCATCTAGGTGACCTGAAGACTTCCATCCCTACATCCAACCCTACCTTGCTCCAGACCTCTACGGCCTTTATTATAATGTCCTCGCATTCAGTTATTGACTTATCCGAGAACTCTGTCCTAAAGCCTTGATTGAAATCATGGTTAAGCCCGTGGTGGTGGAGCCTCAGATCGAACATATCGACCAGGGTCTTGACTTCCTGTATCCAACCAGGGTAGTCCTTAACACAGGCCTCGCCTCTCCAGTCAGGGATTACAAAGGCATCCACCTTTAAACCGGGGTATAGCTTGAATAGCTTGAATAGGATGTCTGTAGATTCTTTCCTTGGTATAGCAGGAGATAGATCATCCACATTCAGATTATATCTGGTCTTCTCAACCTTACCTTTAGTCAAGAATTCCAGAAACTCCGGAGTTTGCCAAAAAGCATCAGGCATTATCCCCTCCTGTTGAAGGACCAGGCATCATCCTCCATCCACTTGTCGTATATATCCTTTAGCTCCATAGCCCGATGGTAGTAGGTATGAGCCTCCTCAACAAACTTCCTGCCTCTGGCTGCTATCTCCTGGGCCTCATCCTTATGGGCCAGATAGTAGTCAATAAGCGCCAGGCACTGATCAGTATCTTGGAAGTATACTACATTCTCACAACCTGGACCCAATAAAGACTCAGCCCCGGCGAAATGGTGCTGTAAAACAAGCCTCTCGCACGCCAAAGCGTTCCATACCCGATTCGACGTATAGCGGTGGATATTATTGAAGGCATTGACACAGAGTTGGATATTACAGCCGGAGGCAGCCAAAGCGTATCTATCTCGATGGGCTTGGCTAGTCAGCTTGCCCGGAAACACCCTCTCCCAGTTTCCTCCATACAGCTTTAGGTCATACTCCTTATCAACAGCTTTCAGGACTTCATCCCTGAACCCGCTAAGAGGATACGCCCCGTATTGGCTGCCAAAGAAGGATACCTCTCCTTCCATTGATTGCGGCCAGGCATCGTGAGGCTTATACACCTCAACGTCCGTAGCGCAATGATGCTCTATTACGTTAGGGACGCCCACCTCATTATACCCTTTAGCCAACTTAGGATCGTCATTACTATGGGCAAGGACATGAGAGAGTTGAGCACAGGGAACTACCTCATCCATTACCGTCCCGCGCTGATCTCCGGTCCAAGTGATGAGCATAGTATGAGGATTATCNTCAAGGAACTGCCTTAGCACCTTCTGATTAATCCCGAAGTGCCCCTTGTTGACGAATATAACATCCGGTCTGAAAACCCTCAAAGAATTGAGTAGAGAGTGATTCAGCCCTAGCTCCCCGTGAGTATATCCGATCTGTCGGTAATCAAACGCAACCGCATCGAACTTAGCCAACTCGAATCCTTTGAGCCTAAAGGGGCCTGAATACCTCTCTTGGGCAAAAGCGTCTACATAGAATACCTTGATCATCTTTTTGTTCCTCGGACAATTAAATCTCCGTCAGGTCGATGTTCGATTCCGTGACTCTGCCTAGTCCTTTTGACTTTGGCTTCCTTTATCTCAAAGCCACCGTATATCTCGACGTAGAATCTCAGATGCTCTATAGAGAAGTGATTCCGATTAACCATATGGTCTCCTATCGAAGCAAGTCCGGTGACCTGGATTATAGGCCACATCTCATACGGTCGGTTCTTCATCTCATCTGGATACCTCTGCGGCTCTAGCCGTGGTGCGCGAGGTAATCCACCATCTCTAAAGAACTCAAGAAGTTCCTCTAGGTAGACAATAGCATTAGGGCATTGGATAACCAACGCCCCGCCTACCTTCAGAACTCTACGCCATTCAAGTAGACAACTCACAAAGTATCTAGGGTCAAGATGCTCTACCATATGACAGCAGGATACCTCATCTACCGTCCCGCTTTGAAACGGTATCTTAGCAGCNTCACCATAGATAAACGGCTTCCCTTTGACTGCCTTAGTCTGGACTATATCTACTCCGATATAGCCTCCAGGCAATCTACCGCCGCACCCTACCTCAAGCTTCAACTCGGTGGACATCGAACATCTCCTGCGATACTGACTCTCTTGACTTCCATCCCTCGTAATGAGAACTCTCGACTGCTTCTGCTGCTCTTGCGGTAAAGGTATCATCCTTGATACGATACCACATATCGCGCTGTCTCTCAGTCCGCTCGTCTGATTCCTCCAGGTAATAGTCAATCAGATCGTTGAGATTCTTCTTGCTTTCATAGACAGCTATCTCTGGGAGCTTCTCCTCAAGACCAGCGATGCCGTCCGTGATCGGGAATCCACCTGATCTAATGATATCGAATAGCTTCATCGGGATGAACCCGAACCTAGCCATATCGGGGTGAGTATCATTCAGGACTACCTTTGCTCCGCTGTAGAGTCTTGGTAGCTTGTAGTAGGCGTAGTAGTCACCCTGCCACCATCCTCGATCTACTACCCAGCTAAGATGAGGGAGATCCCACTTCATCCCGTAGATGCCTACGTTTAGATCCGATCGATCCTTCAGCATCTGGATGACGTCCCTACCATCCTCGTTAATTGTCTGACCTCGGGCATTCCCGATAAATACTACGTCGAAGCGGTCATCGACTGTAGAAGGCTCCACCATGTTTGTGCACGAAGTAATAGGAGTCTCAACTAATCCCTTGTGCCCGTAAGCCTGAACTTGATCGACCATTTTCTGGGAGAGGCACCATACCTCATCGTAGTCCCGAAGCTCAAGACTCGATATGTCGTCCGGATGAGAATAGATCCAGACAATATTGTGGGTATTTGGGTTGATCCGATTTGGGACCTGCCAATGATCGTCGGTCTTGAATCGACCGCCCCTCAGATACACTGTGACGTCAGAGATCCCAGGATCAACATTAAAATGGTAGCCCAATTCAGTAAACGCACGACCCAATTGCATCCAGGCCCAGTAGTCTCCCCAACATCTGAATGTCCTAGTCGCGTTAGACCAACTATTGACATTGACCTTAGTCCCCGTGAAAGGTATCTTGTGCTGAGGAGTTACCTGTAGCTTGAGCATAAGGAGATCAGCTAGTTGATCACTAGTCATATTCTCCTGCCCTTCTCTAGCGATCATCTCCGGTCTGCTGGCGTGAGCTGCTGCTCCAGGAGCTTGGAATCCTGGCCTCTCCCTGACGGCATCAAACAAGGCTTTCCTGTCCTCTTCTGAAGATTGACCGTGACGAATCTCCATGATCTCTTCTTCGGTGAACAAGATAGTGGAGTCTCGATCCTTCTTCTTCAGATTATTCACTATATCCCGCAAGCCATCAACTTTATCAGGCATCTTGAAATTCCTCTACTAGTCCACTTAGATACTGGTCTACTCCAAAATTACTCTTGATGAACTCCTGGGCCAAACCTACTATCTTTTCCCTCTCGTTGGAGTGTTCAAGATAATACTCCACCGCCTCAGGCATATCCTCTATCGGGACTGAGACATAACAATCATCAGGGAAAGTAGTATGGAAGTCATCCTGCTCTGTTAAGAACAGGCACCCACACATTATCGCGTCTACTGCCCTATACGTCTTGAAGTTGTGCTCATCCCGCTTTTGGAAGTTCAGGGAGATGGCGTGTCGGTTCATCAAGGATACCTTCTCATACCCCCAGGATCGAAAGACATTCACCTTCCGAATAGACGCCAACTTCTCTTTCCTGTCCTCGCTCAAGCTCCCTATAAAACAAGCTCCCAAATCCTTAAGCATCCTTAGATCCCTATGGAAGTCTGGATCATACAAGAACCCTTTATCGTAGAACTGGCGAGGCATCATCACGCCTAGCTTCTTAAGGGACACCCGATCATACACTCCGGGGTCGCAGAGNGTTACGCAGCCAGGATTGAAAATCTCTATCTGGGCGTTAAACTCTTTGATCCTGTATCTCTCGAACTGACCACTGCCCTCGGCAAAAGGCAAGTTCTCAAGATTGATATACACCTTATTACGTATCCTGCCGAGAGTCCCAGTAGCCTTATTGACTGCCGCCATAGCTTTAGGGACGATATTGACTAGGATGGTCATATCCGCTGGTCTTGGGGACATATCATTTGCCCCGGCAAGAACAGGAGTATGCCCTAGTCTTAAGGCTGACCTCCAGAGCATATCTGCTATCTGGACGTGCCCCGGATTATTGTTCCTGATTATACAAATCCTCATTTCAGGATCTCCGGCAACTTACCCTTGAACGGCTCGACCCAGCTATTCACATTAGCGTGCTGGGTAGGCTGAGTCCGATCTCCAGGCTTCCAATCGGTATAGGTATCTTTAACATCCTTCTCAATTCCCCTATCCCGATAGAACTCGATCTTGCGCTGGACATACTCTTCACCCCGAGCATACCCGCAGTGATAGCAGGTTAGGTCTGTTACAACCTCTGGATAGTCCGGTGGTCTGACTTCTATACCATCTGCGTCGACAAAGTTGTTATGGGTAAAGGTATGGGAGAACCCTGAGTTCCATCTCCAGAAGCGAGGGTGCTTATTCGTCCACTGACCTCCGGCATCACAAGTAACCTGCTTCAAATTCTTCCAGAAGTGATGCCAGGACACTCGGATGATGTCCAATTCCTCATCCTCAACGAACATCTCCAGAGCCTTCTGAACATCTTCTGGATGCCAGAACTCATCCGCATCCTGCTTCATATAGATGTCGGTCTCAACCCGTTCGGCGATGAAGTTTTGGAGAGCAACCTTAGTCGGAGGGATATGCTCTCCCAGCCGATGGAAGAACACCGGAACGTCTATCTGAGAGATGGCGTGCTCAATCTCCTCAATCGTATGCTGGTCTCCGTGAGGAGCTTCAGGGAAGTCAGCGCACCGTCCGTGGACAATATAGACCTCGTCAGCATACTGGGCGGCGTTCTCAATTGCCTTTCCTACCCAATCCCCTATATCGTAGGCAATAATGCCTACTCCAAGTGTTAATGGGCCTGGGAAGGCGCGCTTTAGGGAAGTTAACGCACTACGCGGGGAGAGCTTTTTGAGGATTGGCTTTGATTGGAAAGGTATGTCTCTGATCTCAGGATCACACGCCTCTACTATACGCCGTGCCATCAAACCAGCATTACCTATAGGGGTGTAGACAATCTCCCCTTCATAAATCGACTTAAGAACGGGCAGATCATAAGCGATCACCGGAGTTCCGCACGCCAGTGCCTCCATTGGAGGCATCCCAAATCCTTCAAATTGGGAGGGCATAGCGAGAACTTTGGCTTGCTTCAGATACGAGAACTTTCTAGTATCTGAGATAGTCCCGTATAGGATCAACTCAAAAGACCAATCCTTCTCGTAACGATCTGTCTTCCAAGTCTTTCCGATTATTACCACTCGCTCTTTAAAGCCTATCTTATCCAGCTCAACTAGCAGAGCATACGGATCTTTGAACGGAGCAGAGCGGGAGCAAATTACCACACCCTCTCTAGGTTTGAGCTGGCTAAACAGTTCAGCGTCAAGTATTGTCTTATTCCACGTAGGGTGAGTTACTCGGACTGGAGGGAGTCTACCTTCTCCGTCAGAGAGCCAATCACGAGTAAAGTCCGCACTAACATTGCTATGAGCGATAACAGCGTCGCAACCACGCATACACTTCTTATAGTCAGTCCAGTAGGTTTCCTTCGCATCTTCCCCATCACTCCTGAACTCCTTGATGAAATTCGGCGATTCAAACATCACCAAATAATAGGGGATCTTGAACTGCTCCGAATAAGCGGCTGCAGCTTGTCCTGATAGATTGGGGAGTCCAACTACAAAGTCAACACCAAGATCCTCCATCTTCCGCTCAAATATCCGAGCGTCTTCAATGACCTTGACCTTATGATCTGGGAAGTCTGACTCAAACGGAAGGGGTTCATCAGTCAGCCAAGTGACATTCATCACCTCGGCCAGTAAGACGGCGTGCATAAAAACGCTGTAGCGACCACCCGTATAGAAGGAACGACCGTCAGAGAAGAATGCACATGATTTCCCGGGCTTTCTCTCTATCGTCCGTATCTCGTTATGCGGAGTAAAGAGATTCCCTGACGCTAGTTGAGCAAGCGCGATAGCTTTTCGTGGTCCTGCCTCCTTAATAAGCCTCTTGGCTATTCGGAGAGTAACCCAATCAACATCATGAGCTACTTGGATCAGGGCATCCTTATCACCCAATGATTCATGGCCGGTTTGCTTTCGATCAATAATCAAATCCGAAAGGATCTGAGCTTCGATAGCAATCGCGGCCTTGGGATCATCAATCTTAACATTGCCCGGATTCACAAAATTCTTACCTTCAAACTTATTCACAATCTTGACTCCTGATTAGGCGTTACTCTTAACGACGAAAACTACACAAATGNGNGGTCAACCAGAACGCTGTGCTTCGCCACGNTGTGCGGCATAGACACCTCCGGTATATTGGTTCATCTTTGGTGGCCTAGTTCCGAACCACCATAAAATACAAGTCGTAGCGATATACAGTATTGTTTGGGTGACTCTATTAAGGAGATCAACTAATTGTTCTCTGGGAAGTTGATCAATTCCCCCTAATAGAGTCAAAAGGGAGTCTGAGATAGAATAGGTCAAATAGCTGAAGAAAATAGTAGCTACTGGCCTGATCATCCCTCTAATTACATCCACACACCCTAGAAGAAAGTTAACAACAGCACCAGTCCGACTAGAATCAACATATCTAGCCTTATCGTTATCAAATGAGTTCCTAAAATCTTTTCCAGCCTCAATCTCAAGCGCGATATTCGCATCGGTCTCTTTTACCTTGATCTGAAGCTCTGCCTTCTTCTCAACTATCTCTAGATCAAGTCTACGAGAAGCAAGCTGATGGGCGTATTCAGTCTTTTGCTTCCTGTGCTCCATAAACTGCGAAATACCGGACCCGATGAGTCCAGTTAATCCTCCTGTCGCTATAGAGCTTACTGCACCTAATATATCAAACATCCCTTCCTCAATTCTGTCTCTTTCTTGCGCTTCTTCTCTTCAGGGGTCCGTTGGCCTATCATCTCTTTCTTGATCGGCTTCGGCTCTCCATCTGTCTTACTTTTAAATACCTCTTTCATCCAACTACCTCCTTTAAGACTATATACAATGAAAGGGACGAGGCCAAAGCCCCGCCCCCTTCATTTAGGTCTGGTCTTAACCTAATGGTTAGGAGCCAGATCCAGGACGATCCAAGTTAAACATCTCGCCGATGGCGTTAGCATACTGCACCACGAAGTCAAGACGCTCTGAGATCACCAGCCTTCGCTGATCATACTCAATAACATCCTCACCGCGCAGACGCACAAGTCTGCGGTCACCAATCAGAGGATTACCCCGGTGGAAGAACACACCCTTACCGTCTGCCAGATACGGCGAGGTCAGAACGCGTGCCTGGCCGTACAGCCGGCCAATTTCTCCCGTGAAAATCGTCGCCTGGGAACCATACTTGTCGAGAGTTACGAGCTTGGCGTCATCCAAAAGCTCGTTCGCCGACCAAGGGTTAAGAAGGACAACCACATCCTTCATTGAACGCGCATAAACGCCCAGGTTGTAGATTGCTTCCCTAATCATAGCGGAAGTAATCGACGCACCTGCGCCGTTGACACCCGTTGCAGCCCCTGAGGCAGTCGAGAGTGTAGCCAACCCGTCGAAAATCAGACGGTGATCTTTCGTATACCAATTGGACTCCGTAGCAGCTCCTGGGGTTACTGCTGAGGCGGTATGGGTAGTTTCACCGTCAACAAACGCTTCTTCCTCGGCATCAGCCAGGGAATTCACGAAATGCTGTCGGATGATCGTATCCATATCGAACGCAGCATCCTCAAAGAGTTCCTCAGACGCCTTTAACTGCGCAAAGAGCTTCTTGGCTGTCAGACGCACCGAACCAGTCGTCATGCTTGTTTCTACTGCCTGCGCATTCTCAGCTGACTCGTAATACACTGACGGACCTGTTAGAATCTTTGGGAAATCAAGGGTCTTGGAGCCCATCGGCACGGTCTGGACCAGTTGGCGGACCCAGTTCTGATCTCTTACGAGATCAATAAAGGTATTCGCCAACGGGACCGGAAGAAAGTCACCACCGACACCAGCAGTCGTAGACTGCTGTTTTTCGAGGGCATCATCCAAATCACCGAGCACTAGGACAACATCTTCATCCATTTTGAAACACCACCTTTCCGGATCAGACTCTCAGCCCGTAACGGCTGTAGGAAATACTACCTGCCCCATAGCAGGATTAGCCTTTCAACGCTTCTCTGGCCATCTTGCCCAAGTGCTTATCGAGTTGCTCTTCAGTCCCACGCTTACCGGACTCCCTACGAGCATCTCGTTTGGCAAACTTCTTGGACTTCTTCTCGACAACCTCATCTTCTTCGCCGTCATCCTCACCATCGTCAACCGGGGCCTGAGATTTCTTGGTCCCGACAACCTTGAGCTTAGAGCCGATCTTATTCAGTTTCTTGATCTGCTCCTCGCCACCGAACATTTCCATCACAGATGTCGAAACACCCTTGATGATTTCGATACTGAGGACTTCAGAAGCCTCCTGGACCGCTTTACGGACGTAACGCCGGACATACTTCTTAATGTCAGCGTTCGGATCTGGTTCTGCCGGCGTCTGCGCTCCCGCAATCGCCTTAAAAACCGGACTATCTGCCAACTGGGCCAGAACACCCTCGGTCACGGACTTGGTGATTTCTTCGGTTGAGGCAGTTTTCGGAGTCTCCTCCTCAGGCACTTCCCCTGTCGCGATTGCTTTCGTAATCATCGACCCGATGGAATCAGCCAAGCTCTGTTTGGTTTTATCTGTCACGTTTTCACCTCCTTTTGCAACCTGGGTATGCTAAGCGGCCTCGCTTGCCTCCAGGAAGTCATCTTGTCCTGCGATAAAATCTGCTAATTTGGTGGACAGTGAAGATATTGCCGTAGCGAACTCACTCGACACTTCTATAATCTTGTCCTGCTTGGCACCAGGAGCGAGATCGTCAGAGTGGACAATATCCAGCGTAAGGTCAATAAACGACCAGGTCAGCCGACTCAAAGCAGCACGAACCTGATCCATCTCAAATACTTCTTCTAGGATCTTGATGATCTCTGCGTCATCGGGATCAAAGGTCCCATCTTCTTCCAGATCATCAAGTGCACCGTGTAGTGACTTTGCGAGAGATAATGAAGAAGTTCTAGCGTTGGGGTTGGCAGGCATTGTGGTAACAGATACTTCCGCTAAGACGCCTTTAACGATTGTGCGGACCGCTCTACCAATCTCTTCAGCGTGCTGCTTTACAGCCTTAAGGATTCGACCACCAATAGAAAAGCCGATCTGAATACCCGCTTCGGATTTGCTGATAATCGAAGCTACATGAGAATTACTCTCAGGACTTTCAAGGCGTGCCTTGATGAAGAAGTTGTCATCATCACCATCCGATTCGACTATCACTCCGATAGTCTTGTCGAGCGTATGATCGTGATCCACATAAAGGTTGAGGCCGACAGCAGTTTCCCGCATCGTCTTGATGAACTCTGGACCCATTCGATCATCTTCCAGATCAATCGAAGTATCTGAGGCTTTTCCCTCTATAAAGAACTGATCAGGCTCGCCATCTTTCTCAACCTTACGAACCTTGGCGATCATACTCGCCTTGAATGAGCCAACTTTCTCCAAATTCTCCATCTTCATCCTCCAAGCACCCTTTTTATTGTAATACCGCTTTTTAATGGCCTTCCAAGCCGCGTCCTTAGCTTTCTCAGGATAGTGATGACTCAGAGCAAAGTTATAACACTCCATCCAATATAGGGTTGCAGATCCGGGCAACTCCTGAACATCATCAGGAAGGTCTGCTTGATTCGTATAGCCCTCTCCTGGCAAAGGAACTTCAGTCTTTCTCCTGAGAAAATGAGTCATCTCATTCTTTTGAGTGACCCGATACTTCCTTTCAACGGCACCCCATCCGCCTTTACGGAACGCGATCTTGACGCCCTCTGGTGCTGTATCTGGGATGTTCATAAATTTTGCCTCGATGATCCAGTATACCAGCGCAATTTGCGTTACTTCTTCAAATCAAACTAAGAGAGTTGTATTATGCGGTCATCGACTTAGGAAAACTGATAAGCCTATCATGGAAACTACCGTGTTGCTTCCTGAGACGCAAACCGGCTTCTTTCAGCTGAGACTCACTCACCCCTATCTCTCTCAAAGAAGCAGAAGCAGCCATAGACTTACGAGCTGATTGTCTGGCATCACCTTCCCTAGAGGCATCCGTCTCAGATGAAGGAGAATCAGCCGATGGCGGAGAAGACTCAGCATCCCCAGTCCTGTTTTCCTCCCCGCCTAATTCCTGAAGATTGGAGGCTATGTAAGGAACATCACCCCAAGGCACAGGCTCCATTCCGAGTTCATCCAAAACCTGATTGATCGTAAAGACTCCAGATCTCAGATACCTCTCGTGCCAGATCGCCTTCTCCTGCGCATCCCAGAGATCAAATCCCTGAAACTCTAAGAATAAGGAATCATATCCGAAGGCATTCCAGATCACCTTAGTTGTCCAGGCGTCACGGAACAGATCAAGCTGGGGCTTAAGCGCATCCTCCTTGAACAGCTGGATCTGCTGAGCGGAATTTAACTTGGATTGGTTGCCGTCCAATATAACTCCTAGAACCACAGGCTGTAAACGGTAGACCGCCATGATCTTCATCAACAGCCACGAAGTATAGGCCTGAAACTCCATATCCCGATTATTTACATTAAGCGTCTCAAGTTTAACCGAGCCTTGTTCAGATCCCATAAAGATCGGCTTGTGGGGCTGTCCAAGAAGTTCCCGATTCCACCAAGATTTAGCTCTATCAAGAGCACCAGCACCCTGGCCCTGTCCGACATTGTCGAACATGACTGCCAATCGCGGGGTGGCGTTATTTGCAAAGAAATCAAGATTATGCTGGGAGGCGTAAAGTTCAGCCGTCACCGTTTGTCTCAAAGTTTCAAGAGGAGAGACAGGCATAACTGAATGTGATACCGACTCTCCACGCATCCAAAGAAACTCATCCCTGGGGAATTTGGCTACTACAGAACCGCGCTGATACTGTCGGTAAGCATCTTGAGCATTCTTAAACTGACCCCTAGAGTTAAAATTGGGTCGAATCTCTGATCCGGTGACGTTATATACCTCAACGATCTCACCAGACACTAGATCAGGAACTAACTCCACCCCAGTATGCCCGTAGATCAAGATGTCCTTTGTAGATACCTCACGGAAGTTCGACCAATTCTGATCATTGTTATTAGGATTCTCAAAGATTTCCTCCAAACGTTCCTTTTGTCGCTTCTGACGACTCGTCAAAGAGGTATTAGCATCCTTCTTGTTAAACCCTCTTATAATAGGAGGAGTGGCAGCAATCTTCTTGGCAATCCGATCCACACAGGATCTGACCCAGATATTCCGCTCATACATCTTCCACATCTGGTCAGACCTGAGGCCTTTGGACTTCCCTAATAGCTTTCCTCCTGCTGAGCCCAAGCCTATTGAAGCGTCATCTTCAGAAAGGAAGCTCTTTTTGCTCCCCGGTTTACTGCCCCGATTGGTAGCGATTTTCAGTAGGGAAATCATTGGGCTACTTTCGTGATTAAGAACCAGACGCCGCCTATCAAAACAGCGCAAACTGTAACAGTCTGAGTAAATACCCCCAGACCTTTCGAGAACCTATTTTGCTGATTTCCGTAAACCTCAACCTTCATCTTACTGCACTCACCTTCAAGCTCACCAACGCGTTCTTCGACATCATTTAAGGTTTTAGCATAAATCGGGCAGCGCGAGAACTCTTTCCTGACTTTATCTAACTTGTTAAACACCAATCTGAAGTTCTCACGAACGTCATCATGCCTGTCTACTACTTCCTTTTTGAGCTCGTCGACAGTTTTCCATATTCTATCTCCTTCTCGACGAGTGATTGGAGCATTTTGACCATTCTCGGAAGACATTGCTTCACTTTCTTTTGTCCCCGCCATCCTTGAGTGACTTTCCCTGTGCCCTCTTCTTGACACCAATAGAAGGGAAGGCGTGTCTCTGATTTAGCGGAATAGCTATAAAGGAATCAAATATAAGTGTTTGTAGAGCCATTGCCTATCTCTTGGTGTCAGAATTAGCCTTGGCTGCTGCCTTCATCTCCATGGTAATATAGAAAGATTGATTTGGTTTAATATAGTCTCTATTATTATAACAAACAGTATGCCACCACCTATTTGATAGGTCCAGTAACGCCATCCTGTTAGTCCTAAAGCCCACAAGCGTATTTTTGATTCTTTTGCTATATCATATATGCCTGTTTTATTTGCAATCCTTTCTGCCCACCAATTACCATCTAATATATTTTTCAACATGATGAATGGTTTAAGGATTGTTTTTATTATTTTTTGGATACAAGATGGTTTTTTACCAGATATATCGTGGTCGTGAAGGCCGCGCTCCATTGAGCAATCTCCTGCTAATGGGTGCTCTTATTGGCTGTCGTCTTTCTCATTCGGGGCATCGCCAATCCTACTATTAGTCCATCCGATAACACCAATTAGGACCGCACCCGCAATAATAAGGGTGAAATTAGCCCCGTTCCTGAGGTGGCCTACCGAATAATACATTGCAAGGCCCATCATTATTACTGTGAAAACACTAAGCGTATTGGTGAAAATTGCCGCAAAACCCGGTAAGTTGAGCCAGTTTCTGCGCAAAACAACCCATTTAGTAGCCAAATACTCCTTAGAACGAGCCAAATACCGTTTTGCACGGTATTTATCACGCCAATCTATCTCTTTTGATCTCTTTTCTGGCTTTTTAAGTTGTTTTGGATCAATTTCAGCTGAAATCTTATCTATTTCGGCCTGAGCATCAAATATTTCACTCCCATCACCTATTAAATCACAATCTTCATCCTTGACTTCTATCTCTTCCATGCTCTTAACCCCTCTTATCCAAAGAAGACACCCGAATCAAGTGGAATGTCCCTAATACACGTATAACTGGCCCCCGCCATAGCGTCCGAAACATCTTTGCTACCTTTTTCAAACCCTTCCTCTGCCATTCGGACAAGAGACAGGGCAGGATGGTCGATTTTGCCTGTTTTACCATCATTGTCGACCTCATCTAGCTCTCTTAGGGCAACAACATGAGGGTAAGCCTTTGCAAGCCCCTGGTAAGCTAAATCAACAAGAGATTCGTAAGGGTCTGGAGTTCTATCTACCGATAACAGTTCGGTTGGGATTCCCCTTTCATTTAACTCCTGTATCGTATCAGCTGATTGGTAGCCATCCATTGTAACCTTGATGATATTAAAGCTCATCTCAAACTTGAGACGATAGATGAGTTGTCGAATCTCGGCCAACCGGACTTCCTGAGTCGCGTCTGCTCCCCTTATACCTAGCATAAGATCGAACACTACGCCTTTGGATACTTCCTCCTCAGTATCGACAGCATTCCCCATCTGAACCCAGAGCTTCTTCATCCCCTCATCTATATAGCCTTTCATTCTCTCCGGGTGAGCCATACAGAATCCTACGGAGTCACCTTTGGCCTTACCCTTAGCAAGATCAATATGGACCGTATAGCACGCGGAAGATTTAGGCTTGAAATGCTCCGTAAACCTCAAGGCCTTCACAGTCTCAGGTGATGATATAATCTCAGGATAATATCCGACGACAGGAGAACCACCGGCAACGGGATTGAGGACATCACCGTTATTAAAAATCCTTTCCACCACCGATCTGAGCTTGATAAGTCCTGAACGTTTATCATCCACTTTGCATTCATAAACTCTACGCGCACGAATAGGATTGCGCTTGTAGTGTCTGGAGAATGAAGTTTTTGATCTTCCAAGATTCACATCCCATGTAGCGTGGGGTCCAGATTGGAAGACCTTTGGATCACCCTTAGTCTGAGCCCAGATAATTTGGAATGGGTCGCTCTTATTATACATGAACGAGATCGCAATTACCTTACCATAACCCTCATACCGGGAGACTGTTGTTTCTGTGATAGCCTCGTGAAGCTCTATTCCATTACCTACAGCAAAGTCTCCAAGCTCATCCAAGACCGAGAAGAACAGGTTAAAGCCCTCACCCGTATTCTGCTCTGAATCCAAAGAATGACAGGTTATATCCTGCTCTATATGGTGGGCTTCGTTGTGAGCCCCACATAAACGGATCTCGGCGGACTGAATATCTTTCTGCTCCCGAAGATCAACACCCCGCTCCTCAAACCAATTCTTCTTGGTAGCGGGATCAAAACATCTTCGGACCACCTCCTTGAGGTTATTGAAATAAACCTTCTTGGCCTGTCGAGAATTCCTCGACATATTGGCGATGTCTATCTGGCTCTGCTTAAAGAAGGCGTGAGGGTCTCTCATACACATCAGCCGGTATCCTTGATAGACACACATCTTAGCAGACGTTCTATCCTTACCTGACCCCTTACCCCATAAGGCAAATGCCTCCTCAAAGTCGTTAGGCCACTCTGTAGGAAGTACACCCAGCACGGCATCGCACAGCTCCTGTTGGATTGGGTACATCTTTTCTCGAATCCAATCCTCAAAGAAGATACTTGATGTCACCGGATATTCATCCCAAATCTCATCTTGCTCTTCTAAGAACTGTTTAGCCTCGCTTTCCGATCCAAGGTTTGCTCTCTCATCAACATCTAGGCCAAAGTGCTTGGAAAGCTCACCCCGAAGCAAAGCCCCAGGATCAGTCTTTTTGTTTCTTTTCTTTTTTTTGTGGGTCAAACTAGACATTCACCTTCCTTAATTTCTGCTAAGGTCAGCCATTACCCAAACCCTTAAGGCATCATCGGTCTCGATTCCCTATACCAGTCAAATAAATACTGCCTAGCCGGGTAAAACAAAAAAATAACATTGCCGTCAGCTTTCTTAGGTCTATCCAAATCTCTCCTGCTTCTTTTGGTAGTAGAAAATGGCCGGTCCAATAACGGCATTAGTAAATAGCTGTGCCAACATAAAATGGGTGTACTCGTTTGTGGCTGCTGCACCCAGTATGTTGGGTATAGCAGCCAAGATATTAACCCATATCTGCAGTTTAGTAAATTCCTTCCATTTCTTGATGGCCATTTTATCCATGTCACCCTTGCGCTTCTTACGGGTAACAACAACACGCTCATTGTTTCTGAGCTTACCCTTATATTCTGACAACCTATCAACATTATCAGCGATGTTCATTTCTTTGCGAGCAATTGTGTCTTCGGCGTCAACCAATTCATTCACCAGATAAATCTTATTCATAGCACTTAGCTCAGCTTTTCGCTCTTGTCTTTGCTTTAAAGTAAGCATCTTAATTATTTCTCCTACTTTTTAAAAGCATTGGATGGTTTGTTCTCGTCAACAAAATATACATCGGACTGACCCGGATCGTTACACGAGCTACAACTTTGTATACTTATTTTAGTTACGGGATGAAGCGACTAATGCCGTGGCTATATGGACCTCCTGAGAAGGCCAGGGCTTGAAAAAGCTCTGGCCTTCACTATTCATCAGACGTCAGCATGGTATAGCTAATTACTAAAAAAAGTCTTTGAACCCTCAATGGAGAACAAGATGAAGATTTGGGATATGGTTAGAGGTGACCGCAAAGAAAGCATTGAAGAAAAGAACAGACGTGAACATTACAATAGTCGGAATCCCCCGAGGAGACGCATCAAGCCGCCTCAAGAGGACAAGAAAAAGCGATTCGCCAAGAATCGTCGAAAGTTCTATATCACTCTCAACAATGGCTCAGAGTGGTGTATTGAAGATACATCCAGTGGGGATGCCGGCGAAGAGAAGGGTGGACTTAGGATAAGCCTCACTCCTGACTATCATCGCCCAAATAGAAACAAAAGATTCCATACCCGGACTGATGAGGAAGACAGAGATATATTTGTCGACATCAGTCAGGGAGGTTATTACACTGGCAATAGCGTCCAGTTAGTCACTCGACTCAGAAATCCAAAGCCAGCAGGACTATTCGCTATAAAGGATGACAGCAAGGTAGACCTATGACCCCAAACAACCGCGCTACACTCCACAAACTCATACTCCTAATCGAACAGATGCGGGAGCACGGTAAGAAGCCAACTGAGGCTATGGCCCCATCTGAGGAGGTCTTCAGAGAGATCACCCCCGATCTTGAGATAGTCTCCTTCCTCATGGCCAACCACGCTCAAGCCTACGAAGTGTTCGAACAGCTTGAGCTCAAAATCAACCCTATGATGCCTCCTTGCAGAGTTGGCATCGGAAAGTATGTTGACTTATGAAACTCCTAAACGCGCTAATCGCCATCATTGCTGAATCGCCAGGTTCGGTAATCGTCACCGTTGGGTGTGCTGTGGCCCTCTTATTCCTCGCTACTCACTAACACCCTCCTGAAGCAAATTTCACCAAAAAATTGCACGTGTATGTAAGCAGACCAATTGAGACGTTAAAAGCTAAGAAATTAGCGTTTAACCCCTACCCCGTTCTGCTTAGTTCTACTTAACCTTAAGCGATACTAAGTAGTCGAAGGGAAGGAACTTCCCTATAGGCTAAAAAAAAAACCCCCGGTCCGTTAGGACCGGGAGTCGAATTTATTACTCGACCTCCTTAACCTTAAGCGATTCGGGAAGGTTAGGGAAAACCTCTCCGTTCGCGTTTACTACGTAAAGAAAGAAACGCTCGTTTTTTTCCGCTACGGCGAATCGAGTACCGTTAGGTCGAAACGCTACGAACCCGGAGTACTTTTCGCCGTAGCGTAGAGCGGCGGCGGTAGACGCGAGTTCCTTATAGGTATAACCCTTCCCTACGGGAATTCCGGCGTCTACGATCCGTTTCCGAATCTTTAACGTCTCGGAGAAGCGCGCTACGATAGCTACCCGTTTAGCTTCGGAATTCGTTAGAGAGAGGGAAAACGCGAGCCGGAAGGACGCGTATCGATCGGGACTAGTATAACCGCCTCGATCTTCGGTTCCTACCTTAACCTTTTTCGCGTCTTTAGGACGCCGCGCTACGGCGATCCGGGCGACTTCGAAAAGGTTATAGGCGTATATCCCGGCGTCCTTAGAGTCTCCGACTACGGGGACCTCTACGGCGGCCTCTACGGGGGTAATATCGAGAGACATTTTTTTCTCCTAAAGAGAAGTAAAAAAAAATAAATCGAGTCTAGCTTTTTACGGTAAGCTAGGAACCTTTTAAGCCGGATATTTAAGGGTTATCCCGATAATCCGGCGGTAGGACTCTAGGTAGTAAGGGCGAAAGCCTAAGTTCCCGCTTCGCCTAGAGTCTACTCTTTTTACTCTTTTCTTCGTTTCCTTTCGTTAGGGTTCGTAGGTCTAAGTCTAGGGTATTAAACTAGTCGAGTCTAGCGTTTTTTTTCGCTTTTCGTAAAAAAAATTTTCTCGTCTTTTTTCGCCTTTTTTTCGCTTTTAGGTATAGATTTCGCTTTAAGCGGAAAAGTAGTAGAACGTCTTATAATTTTCGTAGAGGAAGATTTTTCCCTTAAGCGAAACTAATCTTTTTTATAAGAATTTTCTTCCGGTAGATTTTTCCCACTACTACTTAGTATCGCTTAAGGCTAAGTAGTAGGACTTAGTTTTTCTAACGTGCTTACCCTATGCCGGTTGTGATTTCTGACTGACTGACTGAAAGCTGACTGGCTGACTGACTGGAAGCTGACTGACTGACTGAAAGCCAACCAGCAACCAGCAGCAGCCAGCAATACCTACCAGCTCGAACAACGATCCGTTGACTGAATAAGTAATATCCCAGTCAACGGATCGTTCTTCCTCGTCCTATCCTCCAAAGCAATTACGTTCGGGGGAAGGATCTCCATACTCACATCCGGTCTTTCCGTAGGCGTCCACCTTCACCGAAAACTCCTTACCTTCGACTGAAATCACCATCTCAACCCATCCCTCTCCGTTCGGGATAAGGGTCACAGTCCCGGTTATCGGCGACACAGGATTAATATCAAGGAACCATCCTTCAGTAACCTCGTTTAGAAACCCGCAAAGTCCCTCGAACATTTCCTTTACTCCATCCACCATATCGCCCTCGCTTTCGTTGGGCGGGACCGAAGTCCCGCCCGTTGAGGTTAGAGTTCGACTACCGTGAAGATTCCGTCGTTCTGAAGTCTAATCGAGATTTCGTCTCGATCTGGAATCCGAAGCTGGATCGTAACGCCTCCCGCGTTGGGGCCGCCTCCGGCGCATACATCAACCTCTACTCCGTATTCGTTAACGCAACCGTCTAGCTCTAATACGCTGGACTTTACGATCCCCCTAAGAATAGGGATATCCATCTCGTTCCCTTCGTTTAGGTAGAGCGGATTCTCTACCTATTTAAAGATAGCGAATCGACAACTGGAATCCTAGCCCAACAGAAACTTTTTTTTTCCACCAGCCACCATCAGCCACCATCAAGCATATGTCCGGGGCGCGTTGGTGCAGCTTGATGCCTATACAACACCGCGCGCAACATCAGCGCCCGGCGTTGACTGAAATCCCTATACAACAACACCGCACACCACAGCCCACGCCACCCGTTGACTGAAATCTCTGATNTATCGGGCATCATCCAGCGAAACTTTTTTCGCTGAAAGCGAAGATTTCATTAGGAATCTCAGTGCGAATCCGTTATATTAAATGCAGGTCGGGGATAGGCCTCAGACCTAAAAATGAGGAGTCCGATATGGGCACCCAGAGTAAGAAGCAGCCGCAGGTCGTTCCGAGTCTCGCTGAGAGTCTCGGCAGTTCCGCACTCCCGTACCACAACGCGCGATCACCGTTTAAGCGCAGCGAGGGTCGCAACCGAGCCTGGCAGATTCTCCAGGACGCGGGAAAAACGGGAATCAGTAAGGTCGATTGGCTCGAAAAGCTGACCGAGGCGGGTATCGCCAACCCGCTATTCTACGCCAATTTCGTCGTCCGTGCGAAGAGGCGGGTGGTAGTTACCCGATTGGAGAACGGGAACTATGTGGCGGTAGCTCCNGGTAAGCCACGGGAGAAGAAGCAGAACTAGCAGGAAGGGGGTCGGCCAGCTCCAAGGTCGACCCCCTTTCCACATCCGGGCCGGACCCAACCAACAACCAGCAGCATCCACCATTCAACATTCAACAACCCAGACTTGCATGGTTGACTGGATGGTTAAATTCACCATTCAGCAACCCAAACTTGCCTGGTTGACTGAATGGCCAGTCCTGTTTGGTGCGGTTTGGTGCTGATAAGGCACGTCAATTGTGATTACTGCCGGTTGACTGAAAACACAGCCAGCTGGGCATCGTGCCAATCATCCAATCAACCCAGTGTGGGTGTGTGACTGAGTGCCAGGAGGGAAGTCGAGCGGTGTCTCACATCAGCGGGGAGCTAGATTGATAATGAGAGGATTCAGCGGGGAGCTAGATTGATAATGAGAGGATTCAGCGGGGAG